ACAACAGGCTCATAAAGATATATACGAGCTACATACCGAATTATTGGATCTTAAAATCCCACATTTGTTTTTTAATACTTACAATTACTTTCGGCAGTCGCCAGCTGACTGGTTTAATAACTATCTTGGCCCATACGATCCTGACTTGACCTATTACAAATGGTTAACCAATTCGGGATTTCAATCCAAACCAAGTTACCATTTTGATGCGGATGCTCATAGAAAATGGGCAGAATTTCTTTTACCGCACTTGACACAATTGTTATAATATGCTAATATTACTACATGAGATATCTAATTGTAGACACAGCTAACACGTTCTTTCGTGCCCGACACAGTGCCCATCGCCAAAGCGATACATGGGACAAACTGGGTTTTGCTATTCATGTAACATTGGGTTCAGTCAACAAAGCCTGGCGCGAGCAAAAAGCCGATCATGTGGTCTTCTGCTTAGAAGGCCGTTCATGGCGCAAAGATTTTTATGAACCATATAAAAAGAATCGTGCTGTGGCTCGAGCTGCCTTAACCGAAACAGAAGCCGAAGAAGACCGACTGTTTTGGGAAGCGTTTGATGATCTTAAAACATTCTTGACTGAAAAGACCAATTGCACTGTGTTACAACATTCTGAACTGGAAGCGGATGATCTTATCGCCGGCTTTATACAAAGTCATCCGAATGATCATCATACCATTGTCAGCAGCGACACAGACTTTTATCAATTGCTAGCATCAAACGTGAATCAATACAACGGTATTGCAGACGAGCTGCATACACTAGAAGGTATTCTGGACAAGAGAGGTAAACTGGTGGTTGACAAGAAAACTAAAGAACCAAAAAAGATTCCAGATCCCGCATGGATCTTGTTTGAAAAATGCATGCGCGGCGATGCATCGGACAATGTGTTCAGTGCATACCCAGGTGTTAGGACCAAAGGTTCCAAGAACAAGGTTGGCCTGCAAGAAGCATATGAGGACAGAGATAAAAAAGGTTTTAACTGGAACAATCTCATGCTACAGCGGTGGACCGATCACAACGGTATTGAACATCGTGTGCTGGATGACTACAATAGAAATGTTACTCTAGTTGATCTTACTGCACAACCTGACGATATCAAAGGTAAAATTGCTACCACCATTGCACAAGGTGCTGTAAAACAAACTAGGCCCATGGTAGGAGCACAATTCTTGAAATTTTGCGGCAAGTACGATTTGGCCAAACTTAGCGAATTTGCTGCACAATATAGCGAAGTGTTAAGTGCAGAATATCCCCAGCGTTAAATCAAACAGAAAGAGCAAACAATGCCACATATACTATTACTTTGGACCATGGCCATTTCCACTGTTACCGGAACAGAACACGGTAACTGGCGATACCTGGGAACCTATCATGATAAAGCTGCATGTTATGAAGCGTTCAGGGAACTAGGCCAACGCGACTACAGCATCTACGGAAGATTTGTATGTCAACCTGCTGGATTGCCAACCCCACCGCTGCCTCCTGGTCCGGTAGTTCGTTATTAATATGACTATCTGGTTAATATTGACATTACTGTTTGTCAAGCATTTTCTAGCCGACTTTTGTTGGCAAACTGATAGAATGTTCAAAGACAAAGGCCATCTTGGGCGCACCGGAGGGCTACAACATGCTGGACTGCACGGTGCATTGACCTATGTGGTACTCATGCATTTTGTGGGCATACAAGCTTGTGTCATGTTGGCTGCACTTGATGCTGCGTTACACTATGTTATAGACTGGGTTGGAGTCAGGGTTGTTGTAAGATTGACCACCGAGGACCGAGCGTATTGGGTTTGGATGGGCATGGATCAATTGCTACACTCTTTTACATATTTGAGTATTGCATTTACAATTTCAATACTGTTAGGAGAATGGGTATAAATTATGGAGATCGCAAATGAAATGGTTTAGAAAAATTGTCTGGAGGGTATGCAAACGTGCCTGGGAGGACGATGCTGAATTCACAGCACAACAACGTGCAGACGAAATTGGCCAAGTTCAACGGACACGACGAGCCCGCATAAATGTTCCACCTAAGAATAACTTTTGGACAGATGATGAGGGTACCGGTAATCCCTGTATTCAGGCCGATAGTATGACTTTTAAATTGTACACATGTGTAGGTGGACATATTCTTGAAACCCATGTGTACGACAAACATGACGACGAAACCAAACACACTCTTTACATGATCAAAGAGGAAGAAGACTTTGCCAAGCAGGTATCACAGTCTATCATGATGGAAATGATAAAACAATGACCTCAAACACTGTTACTATAGATACCAATTTTTTAGATTTAGATTCACACGATATTACCATTGACTTAGGAGACTCTATGAATACAGGAACTACATACACGTTAGGTGCTGCGCTGCCTGGAGCAATCAGAATTGACGATATTACAGGCAGTGTTGGTGGATCAAGACATAGATTCCCAAATAAAAAAATGTCATTGAACATTTACGAAGCACACGGTGGTTACGTGGTTGAGATTGACAAAGATACCTATGGTGCAGACCGTGACATTTACGTCATCAGTGACACCACAGATTTTGATCGCGAGCTGGGCAAAATTATCACTCACCACACATTAAAATCATGATCACAGAACGAATTGCAAAACCTGTAGTAAAAAACAAGTTCTGGGTGGTTGAAGATAGGGGTACAAGGATTGCCACTATCCAAGCTCGAGAAGATGGAGGCTTTGTTTATGTATATCAAGAGACCCGCGAATATTTTCCTTCTGTGCAAATTTTAAAGCAAACTTATCATATCAAATTTCAGCGAGCAATATCAAACAAGCGACCTGAAAAAGAAAATAATGTATACAGTTATCCCATTGTTGGCAAAGCCTACAATCAGGTGTACGATATCAAACGCAAGCTGCCAATTTATTCCAGGTCTTTAAAAAGTAAAAGTTTATACTGTGCTGGTTACTACTTGATCAAAATCAACCACACATGGTGTTTGCAGTTTTGCCCCAAAAACATTACCTTGAATCGATATGAGTTCCAAGGACCATTTTATACAGAACAGGAAGCAAACAATGCAGCATAGTTTATCAATACAAAATTTTAACAACAGAGTCCGGCAGATGAATCAAACAAACAGCAAACAGCTGATGCTGAGTTCTGAGGAAGCACGGAGCATACATGCAGATATTTTTTCTTTGTTGTCAATGATAGCAGAATTGCAAAATAGATCAGATCCCGAACCTGTTAACAGTGTATTCATGGACGGCGGCGGGTTTAAATAAACTACGCCGTTATTGTCATAAATACCTAGTTCAAGGAAGATTCCAATGTCAAGACCTAAACCAAATGTGTTGTTAGAGCATGTAAACAAACTAAATTACAAAAGCGACCAAGTGCTGTCAAGTGAAGGTATATGGGCGGTTTTCTACGACCAACAACCCATCAATCTAAAAAGCCAAAACATGCTGGTTGCGTACCCTGGTCCCAAGTACAAGAAGGTTAGTTTTTCAAACAGCGGACATGCTATCAACTTGGCAAAAAAACTCAATACCCTGTTCAAAACTGACAAATTTACTGTTGTGTTGATGAAACATGGTGACCAAATCTACCCGTAATCAGCGTTGGTATACCGAAAGCATTTTGCAGGCCGCAGGCGCTGATACGACTACATATCCTCAATTCATCAAGTCTTGGTGGTGGATCCATACCAAACCAAACAATCTAAGATTAACCAAGTCTGGCATTGAGTTTATAAAAAAATTCACCAAGATTCCTGTTTACGACTGTGTGTTGCCTGAGCCAATGCGAAATCGTACCATGATCCAAATGAGCAGATTATTGGCCTGTCCGTACTACATTGCGAAAATTGATCAATTGCTACTATTGGGCGAACAAGAAACAGTGTTGCTAAAATTGCATGGCGATAATCTACAGAAGTATTTGGACAACTTGCAACTTTAGCAACGGTTGACAACAATTTTCTTTTTTTATATACTACAGTTCTTTTATAACTTTATTGAAGGATCAACAATGTCCGTGAATAATGTAAATCAGCTGCGTACAGTAGTGCGCGGAGCAAATCCTTTCGCTCCTATTGCAAAAATTAAAAATCAGCAATTGACTAGTAAAAGTGGCAAATACGAAGCATTGCCGGATCGCGCACAACCGCTAATTACCAGTGCCAAAATTCAAGCAGCAATTGATACACTGAAACAACGATTGAATGGCGAAGTTTACACGCAAGAACATTTTGGATACCTTATGGAGGTTGACGAAAGTTTGATCGACATCAATGTTGATATCCAACGCTTCTTAGAAGAAACACATATCGCGGACAATATTATCACTTTGTTTGATCCACGTATTATGCAACCGCTTAATGTGATTTTTATTAAAGAAACCGGTCGTTATTCCTCTTGGGAGGGGCAACAAAGTGGCACAGCATTTTATCTAATGAAACATTTTGGATTAATTGCAGCTGGTACCAAAATTCAATGCAAGGTAGTAGGTGACAATTTGGTCGTCCCAGGCAGCAAAGATGTAGGAGAAGCTACTGGCAATTATGGCTTTAGACGCTTGGGTGGTAGTGGTCGCAAATTGATTGATCCATATTTTGTACATCGTAGTCGTGTCAGCGGCAAGCGATTATACGAGTCGACACTTACTGAAGATGTGCAAAGTCATGAATTGCAATTGATTCTAGAACAAAATAATATGTATCCGGCACCAGCAGTAGAAGCAAAAGGTCAACAAGCACAACCTGGCATGGTTACTTATATTATTGGTGTAAATAATATCGGCCGACATGGTGCAGAAACCGACCAAATATTCGAGCTAGGCAAGCAAGATTTGCAGTGGGCCCTGAACTGGCACAATACTTATTTTCCTAACGAAAAAGGTGTCAACGGCGGTTATATACTTGCGTTTGGTAGATTGAGTGCAGAGGCCGGTGAAAATAATGTCGAGCTTACTCCTGAGCTCGAACTTGATTTGTATAATCATATTCGTGCCACTTACGGAAGTCCAAAAGGATTTCATGATGACTGTAAGATTCGACTTAAAAAATTCCAGATTGCCAATAATCTTAAGGATTCGTGGTCAGACTCATGCCTTACGCCAATATTAATTATTGATTATCTAAATGCGGGCGGACAATGTGCTGTTCCTCAAGTGAAAGGGATGGCAACATATGGTGGAATCTAATTTAGATTATTACTTTTATCTTTGGCGTAATCGTATTGTGCTAGATGATGATCTTATAGTCACTCGTACCTGTTTTGGAATTACTGGCAATCCGTTTGGACCAAACGGTCGGCTCAATGGATACGAAGGACATAACGGGAAATCAATTCAGTTTGCAGATATGTGGATTGGTCCTAAACGTCCCATTAAAGATCTTGAGGATCATATAAAAGCAGAATTTTACGATTATGCTGTTATAGGGCATTTAGGATTTAGATACGAATGGATTAACGAAGAAATTGATTACGATCAAATTAAATCTTGGGTAGATTGGGAAGTTGGCGGACATCCTAGCATTAGCAAATATGTAATAGTGTAAAATTAACAACCATTGCGCATAAAGGCTCCTTTTGCTATAATGTACTGTTACTAGCGAAAGGAGCCTGTTATGTCTGCAAATTCTTTTATTAGCAAATACAGTTCACGCAATAACAAAAAAGCAATAGTACAGTATTACAAAATACCCGCTACTACAAAATGGGTAGAGTACATGCTGGACAAGCATGAAATTAACAAAATACTAATGGATAGCAATTTTGCAACAAAAATGGATTTGTTAGAAATATTGCAAGTTTTAGAACGCAAAATTGATTACATGTACAAGCATCCAAATTTTAGTTTTAAAAAAGCAACAGATTTGTTTCACATACTAAAGTCAGTGCCAAAAGTTGCAGAAAAAGCAACACCCAAACTTGTTGTAAAAAAACAACGCAATAAATGGTAGACCAAAAATCACCCATTTGCTATAATGTATGTACACTAACTAGTAAGGAGCGTAAAAATGAAAACATTTACTTTTGCAGGAACTTGTACAGAAAATGGCGCAACAGTTTACAAATTTGCTAACGACGCTAAACGAGCCAAAGCACTTGAGCGTTTTGGTTGCACAAATGTAAACATGATTGAGTTGCCTGCTGCAATGGATAAAGAAGCTGCTGTTGCATATCTTGCACAAGTGGGCATGACTGCTGCAAAGGCGCCTCGTGTTGCTAAATCTGCAACAGTTGCTAAAGTAGCAAAGGTTGCTAAAACTGCAACTGTTGCTAAAGTAGCAAAGCGTGTTGGTGACAAGCCACGCAAAGGTCAAACCCCAGAAGCGTTTGCAATTGAATGGTTCGCGTCAAAGGAAGTCAAAGTTGCAGAGAAACGTGCCGCAGGATCGTTGTAATTTGATAGTCTGTGGGGTAACAGCCACAGACATTAATTTAACTATGTCATATAATAATGTTTTAACAGTGAGAGGAATTTAAAATGGCAGTCACAGAAAGCCGTACAGTTACACCCGAAGAAGCACGTAGTCGCATTCTTCGTTGTTTTAAATTGCAACGTCCTATCTTTCTTTGGGGACCACCGGGTGTGGGCAAGAGTGAAGTTGTAGCTGATATCACTGAAGAACTTGGCGGACACATGATTGACTTGCGTCTAAGTCAAATGGAGCCCACTGACTTGCGCGGTATCCCGTTCTTTAATAAGAACAATGAAAAGATGGATTGGGCGCCGCCAATTGACTTGCCTGACGAAGAGCTAGCAGCACAGTATCCAATTGTGGTTCTGCTGCTGGACGAGATGAACTCAGCTGCGCCGGCAGTGCAAGCCGCAGCCTATCAATTGATTTTGAATCGCCGAATTGGCAAATATCGTTTGCCAAACAATGTTGTAATGGTAGCCGCGGGCAATCGTGACAGCGACAAAGGCGTCACATATCGTATGCCAAGTCCACTTGCAAATCGTTTCTTGCATTTGGAGATTCGTCCAGACTTTGCAAGCTGGCAGAACTGGGCGGTTAAAAATAAAATCCATCCAGATGTTGTTGGCTATTTGAGTTTTGCCAAAGCAGACCTGTTTGATTTTGATCCGCGCAGTAATAGTCGTAGTTTTGCTACACCGCGTACCTGGACCTTTGCAAGCGAATTCTGCTACGACACTGGTACACCCAATGGCGAACTCACTGACTTGATTGCAGGTTGTGTTGGCGAAGGTGCCGCTGTTAAATTCATGGCGCATCGCAAACATGCGGCTAACTTACCCAAGCCTGAAGACATCTTGTCAGGCAAAGTCAAAGAACTCAAGACCAAAGAAGTTTCGGCTATGTATTCTTTGACCACATCCATGTGCTACGAGCTCCAGGACTACTATAAGAAAAACGGCAAAGACAAAATCACTGATTTTCATAGCATGGCCGACAACTTCTTGCGATTCATGATGGATAACTTTAGTACCGAAGTCACTGTCATGGGTGCCAGGGTTGCGCTCACCACATACGACTTACCGTTAGTGCCTGGCAAGATGCCTAGCTTTGATGAGTTCCATGCCAAATACGGCAAGTATGTGTTAGCAGCAGCAGGTTCCAGCAAGTAAACAAAATGGGGGCCTAAGCCCCCATTTTGTATGCACAATTGACAGTAAATTGTAAATGTCATATAATACAGTTATACATTAAGGAGACAACATGGCTGAAAGTACAGCAATTGACAAGTCCAACGTAGTCACAGTAACGAATCCAAAAACAGATGCCGTTGCTAGAGAGAAACTTACTACTGCCCGTATTGGCTTGTTGTTAAAGGCTCCGTTCTTTGGGCAGCTGGCAACCAGAATGACCTTGACCAATGCTGATGCCTGGTGCGGCACTGCTGCTACAGACGGACGTAAATTTTATTACAACAGCGAGTTTGTTGACAAGATGCCGCTGAAACAACTTGAGTTTTTGGTTGGGCATGAGATTCTGCATGCGGTTTATGATCACATGGGTCGGCGCGGTGATCGTCAACCAAGACTAAGCAATATTGCTGCAGACTACTGCGTCAATCAAGACTTGATAGAACAGCGCATTGGTGAGAAGATCAGTGTATGCCCAATCTTGTTTGACAACAAGTTCAAGGATATGAGTTACGAAGAAGTATATGACTATCTTTATCAGAATGCAAAAAAGATCAATATTGATCAACTTGAACAAATGATTCTTGATGATCATTTAGAAGAAGATGAAGATGGTAACGGCGGATCAGGTGACGACGGGGATGAGCAGGGTGGAAAGCGGCCTCGGTTGAGCAAAGAAGAACGTGATGCTATCAAGGACGAAATTAAAGGTGCTGTGATTGCTGCTGCACAAAGTGCAGGCGCAGGCAATTTACCCAGCGGTGTCAAACGTTTGTTAAGAGACTTAACAGAACCAGTCATTGGTTGGAAAGAGCTACTGCAACAACAGATTCAAAGCACAATCAAGAACGATTATACATGGGCTAGACCAAGTCGCAAAGGATGGCACATGGATGCCATCATGCCAGGGCTCAAGCCAGGTGAGATGATTGATGTATGTATTGCTATGGACCAATCAGGTAGTATCAGTGAGGAAGATAGCAAAGCGTTCTTGGGTGAGATCAAAGGTATTATGGAAGCCTTTGACGAGTACAAGATCACGCTGTGGTGCTTTGATACTGAAATCTATAACGTGCAGACATATACGTCAGACAACATTGACGACATTATGGAGTACGAACCTGCCGGAGGTGGTGGCACAGACTTCATGGCCAATTGGGAGTTTATGAAAGACAACGCAATTGAACCCAAGAAGTTTATCATGTTCACAGACGGCATGCCATTTGGTGAGTGGGGCGAGGAAAGTTACTGTGAAACAGTATGGATCATCAAAGGCAATCCTGGTTGTGAACCACCATGGGGTATTTGGGCGCATTACGAAGATGCAGCGAAAGGCAAATAATCATGATAGTTGATTTAAATAGCGAAGCGGTAGATGGCCTCATGAAAAGTATCTTGATTCAAGATTATAAAGCACTTTGTTTAGACATTGAAAACTTAGAATCAGCCGAGGAATTGCCTAAGTATAAACAAGAGGATCTTGAACATAATTACCGTTATAAAAATGCAATGGAGGTATTAATGGAATACTATGTTGGATTTGAATGGAAGGAACACGTATAATGGAACCTGTTGACTTTAACAATATTAAGACCAGTAAAAAAATAAAACAATTGATCAACGATCTGCAGACTCGTCTGCTGCGGACCGAAGATGCGCTTGAGGACCTTGCCCGAGCAGCAGAGATTGCCAGCATCACCGGGCAATTAGAAATGATGAGTACCTTTGTAGAGCAGGCCACATTGGTGTTGGTTGATCGTGTGCAACGTCCCGATACCAGTATTACAGCAGATCTTTATAAGATGGTCATTGTTGAAGACAACAAAGAGGAAAAAATTGACGCTACGTAACGGAGAGGCCAATCCGTTAACTGTACACGGACTACGTGAATTAGCGCGATGTCCGCCCCATTTTGTCAAGGTGCAGTTTGACTTGCGTGGTCAGAACAAGATGGTTACTGACTGGATTTGGGAAAATTTAGAAGGACGATTTTGGTTTGGTGACTGGTTCTATATATCAGAATCTGGCACGTTGGTTATGGATTCATGTGCTGCCTTTGAAATTCCAGGCGAAGCCAGCATGTTTAGTTTGTGCCTGGACCAGATTCAACCTCACAGATAAAAATTTCCACAGTTTTGTTCTTAGTTAAATAACTATAGTTATTTAATGGAGAACACATGGAACAATCAACCCAAATTACCGAAGAAGCCCCTCCTCCAAGCCTGGCACTAACAGACCTGGTGCTTTTGCTTAACCTTATTCGAGTTACTGCAGAGCGTGGAGCTATCAAGGCAGAAGAAATGTCTGCGGTAGGCAACGTGTACGAGAAACTAACCAAGTTTCTTCAAGCAAGCGGAGCCCTTAATCCACCGCCGCAGCCCGAATCAGACACCCCACACACAACCGAATAATCAAGGAGATTAATATGATCAAACATGTTGGCAAACACAACGACAAGAGATGCGTTATTGTATTTAGAAAAATACCTGAGCTTACCCATATGGCACTAGTAATTTACAGTGACCTATTGCCCAGAATGGTACACGACGAAGTCATGCGAGCAGTAGAGAGCCCGCAAGGACAAGCTGCAATTGATGTAAGTGAAGTACTGTTTAGAACCATCATGGCCGACGGTAACAATTGTTTGGAAAGTCTGCACCGTAACGGATTAATGAAAAAGGTTCCTACCAATCAAGTGTTGGTTACTCCTACTTCAAACAGTTCAGTTCGCCTGGATGAACTCAATGACATTCTTGACGAAATGGCCAAGGGACAAGAGGCCATGGATCGACTGCAAAATCTAGACAGTAACAGAGGCATGGTCGGTAAGAAAAACAACACCGACAAGAATCAACCACGACGTGCAGAAATTAAAGAACTTGGCGAAAGAAAAATGCGCGAAGCTCAAGGAAATACCAGTGCAGCCGACATGCTAACTGGTATGTTAAGTGATACTGATCTAGCTACACAACGGATGGAACAGGCTGAGAAGATGGAAGCCAGTGCGCAGCAGATGCTGGCTGAAGCTGCTCGTTTAAAATCAGAAGCATTAAATCTAGATCCAAAGGCAAAAAATGTCGGAACAAAAACCAAAAAAACCGCAACAACCAAAAAGCAAGCGGCTTAATTTAACTAGCAAAGCCAAATGGGAAACTATCTTAAAGAGTGTAGAAAAGAAAGAAATTCCCATCACAATGCTAGAAAGTATCAACGTGAATCTCACCGACGGAACTATTGTAAAAATTAATATACGAGATCTACTAGATGAAGGCATGGATCCCGATGATCTAGAATACGATATCAAAGCAAAACTACAAGCTCTAGACAACATCATCAATGACATTGATTTTTTTATAAGTGTCAAAGCTGTTGCCCGGGTGGTGCAACCTGCCACAGACGAACTACTAAAAAACCTATAACAAAAATGATTTGTACTATATTTGCCACAGACCAAATGGGAACATTTGGTAATCGTGGAACACTGCCCTGGCCCATGGATGCTGAAGACATGGCATGGTTCAAGGAACATACCGCAAACCAAATTGTAGTCATGGGCCGCAAGACTTGGGATGATCCCAAAATGAAAAAACCATTGCCTAATCGGATCAACTGTGTAGTTAGCAGCAAGCCTGTTACAGGATACCCCAGTGTACGTAGGCTATCAGGTGATTACAAAGCAAAAATAAAAGAACTACAAGTTCTGTTTCCGGACCGGAATATCTTTATACTGGGCGGTCCAGATCTTATCATGGACTGCAAAGATTTGATTGACTATGCGTATGTCACACATCGTAAAGGTGCTGCATACTCAGAAGTCCGTATAGACCTGCGTGCCTTTATGACCGGCATGCGGATAACAAGTAGTAGACCTAGTACAGATAAAATGTTAAACTTTAGTATATACAAAAATATAGACATATTCAGACCTCTGTAATGAAAACATATCTTAATGCTCTCAACGAAGTGCTTGAAACAGGAACTCGTAGGGATGATCGCACGGGTGTGGGTACCATTGGTGTATTTGGCATGCAACAAAGGTACGACTTATCCCGAGGCTTCCCCGCAGTTACTACCAAGAAACTGGCCTGGCGTGCTGTAGTAGGCGAACTACTTTGGATGATTGAAGGGTCAGGTGATGAACGTAGACTGGCAGAAATCACGCATGGGACCAAAGATGGTACTGTGACTATCTGGACTCCAAATGCTTT